GAAAGGCAGGTTCGAATCCGGCAAAAATATAGTGGTATAGTTACCACTAAGGGTTTCGTCCGTCCTTTCCTTCAGTTCTTCACGGTAATTATCGTGACTACGGAACTTTGACTTCTTCGACATTTTTCATTCTCCTCTTCATTCGTGGATTTTCTTGCAAGGTATCCATAATTTCTTTTTCTACCACTTCCCCTGCATTTTTTACCATTGCTCTTTCGTTTACAACGGGGTCAGCATAATACCCCGAGATGTACAGCTTTACCAACAACTCAAGCATGGTTTTTTTATGCTCGAAAGCATTCTTAATTCCCATGGCCTCATTTGCCAAGTAGGTCAAACTCAAAAACTCTTCCGTTTTTTCAACTATCCGTTTCTCAATCAGAGATGCAGCACGGATTGCACTCTCTGTCGGTTTAGCCATCAAACCAAAAGATTCCGGGTCAGCCCTTACTTCCATATCAATTTCACACTTCAGGGTTTCCAGTTCCTCCTTACAGGTATCCTTTTTAAATGTGGTTGTAGCCAGGCGCTCACTTGCTTCGGCATACAACATGCTTTGTCTCATACACTCATAGTCCAGTGAATTTTTATCAAGACTGATTTTTTCCTTCAAAGCTGGATTAAGCTCCATTTCACTCTCCTGTATTAAGTTAATGTAAGGGTATATGCATAAGTATACACTAACCAATGTTATAGTTCAACCCTTTTCTGTGTGTACAGTGTAACAGGATAACACTAGACCTGCTTTACCGCTATCGAAATAACTCTTTTCCGAAAAACATTCTAATATCATGGCAGACCTTCTATCCCCCTTGCTTAACAGGACATTGGTGAAGTACCCCATTACGGCTCTTCGGGCAGCTTCAGGATCAGTTTCCAGTCCACTCAATATCTTTACTATTGCCGTCCAGGGCTGATTGTCCATCAATGCTCTACACAATTCAACAACCGCATTATCACTGGTGATAGTTTTCTCAATCATATCCAGTGCTATTTGGTCATCTTCAATGTCGATCACCTGATCCAGGATCTTTAAAGCTTCTCTTGCAGAACCACCACAGGCTTTGGATATTGCTTTGATTATTTCAGCAGGTAGTTCCACCCCTTCCTTTTTCGCTATAGACTCAACCAACTTATAGGCTGTAGTAGATGGAAGAGCCTTCAAATTTACCGTGGTACATCGTGTCTTAACCGCGGTAATCATTTTCTCAGGGTTAGTGGTTGCAAGAAAGAAGAATGTTTTTCTTGGGGCATCCTCCAACATCTTCAGACAGGCTTGTTGTGCTGGACCTGTCAGCATATGGCACTCGTCCAGTAATATGATTTTTACTGGACCATCCATAGGGGAAAGTCTTGCTGTACTGCTTATCTCCCGTATAGTGTCAACACCGTTTGTATTTGCTGCATTGTATTCGTGGTAATCAGTCTCCGAACATTTCAGCATCTTGCTTATTATCCGTACCATAGTAGTTTTACCGCAACCACTTACTCCTGTAAATAACCAGGATTTTGGGATTCCCTCCAAATCCCTTGTGATTAAGGATTCAACGGATTTTATAGCGGCATCATTACCATATACATCCTTGAATGCTTTAGGCCGATACTTTAATGGTAAACTTTCACTCATAACTTCTCCTTTTTATACCATACTCCATCTTTATCTTTGTATTCAGACATCTCAGAGAAATCCCCATCTATTTCCGATAACTCAACATCAATTTTGAAAGGAACATTGATCCATTCAAACTCTTTCAAGACATCCTTTGAACATATCCTTTTCATAATGGAAAGTATCTCATCTTTTTCGGGAGGATACCATTGGAAAATACAACTGTCATGTATCTGCCCACATAAATACGTTTTCAGCTTATTCTTTGTGATATAATCCTGGATCCTATTAATTGACCACAATAGAATATGAAATGCCGTTCCTTGTATAGGGTAGTTGGTAGTTTGTTTCCTGTCCATAAGACCAGTGAATATGAATCCTAAATATGTTTCTACATATCCATTCTTTATGTAGAAATCATTTATATCTTTTTTCCACTTGGTATATACAGGAAATCTTTCATTCCACATTTTGTTTTCAACATCTTTACAGTGTTCAGTGAACTCTTCCACACTCCTTATTCCTTGGGATTTTATATGATCAAATAGTGGGGTACCATCTGTCAATATAAACTTTTCTTTCACTATAGCTGTTTCCCATAACTGTGGAGCACAACTACCAAAATAATCACCATAGAACTGTGGGAATGTCCATTGATTCTTTGTATAAAATCGCAGCATCTTAACTACCTGCTCCTTGGGAATCTTCCAAAGATCACAGGTATTATCTCTGTGCATATCTGCCCCAGGATCTGTAAGATACTGGATGAAAGTAGGGTCTTTGTGGTAAGCTGCCGATGTGCATACCTCTACACCAGAAAAGTCTATCTCACCAATACCCCATCCTTTCTCTGTCCTGATTCCTTTCCTTGTAGTTTTCTTGGAGTAATCATCCCTCTTCGGTATGTTCTGAAAGTTGGGAGCGTTACTGCTGGATCGGAATGATCGTGCAATTCCCAGATTAAAGAACGGATGAATCTTTCCATTGACCTCTTCTCTTAGGAACTGGGCAACGTATGTGTCCCGAACTTTTAATAGTTTTCTAAGGGCAAGGATTATATGGCAAATTGGATCATCAAATTCCTTGAGAGCTTTTTCATCCAGAGATACATCTCCCCCTTCCGTCTTGCCTACTTTGTTTTCATCAAACTGCATTACCTCAAACAGAAGTTTCTTGGTGTCACCAGGTTTAGTATATTCAAATTCTTTCCTGTACAGATTGCGGAAACGAAGAACATACTTGTCCGCATTCAGTTCCTTTTCCAGTTTAGTTATCTTTCCAGTAAGTTCTTTATCTTTCTCCTCATAATACTCACGGGAAATGGGTATACCATTTCTTTGCATTGTGCAAAGGGTACGGTTACTTTCAAGGAATAGTATTTTAGGGTATGACTTTTTAGGAGATTCAATTGCCGTATACCCCATTGACTGGTCATCGCTTAGTTTTAGGGTAAGGTATGCGTCAGCCCCTACATACAAAAGTTGCTCATACAGGGGCATGTACCGCATTCGGTTCAATCCCTTTGCTCCTTCTGTTTCTGCTCTTATAAACTTCTCGGCAGCTTTATTATAATCCCGTATTCCCCACTTCAGAAAAGCAAGTTCTTTCAGACCTTTTGCCCCAGTACGATGGTCAAGTAGATGCTGATTTGTTTTTGTACATTCCAACCATCCTTTTACATCACAGAAAAATACTTCTGCCCAGTGAGTGTCGAACTGGATGTTATGCATTATTTTATGAATATCTTTCCGTTCCCAGAACTCAGTTATGAGTTCTTGTATGTACCTGAATTGTTTTTCCGTTACCTTAAACTCACTGTGGTCAAATGGGAAAGCAATAGTCTTTTCCCTAGTAGCAATTCCCATGGATGTGATTGCATGTTCATGGTACTGTGGTTTAAGTCCAGTTGTTTCTAAATCCACAGCAGAGATGAAATCAGAATCATCCAACAAGTGCTCTTATTCTTTTACAACTGTACCATAATCACTGCATACTGTTACGTACTTGAATGGATCCACCTTAACCAACGGTTCATCCTTTTTAAATTCCCGTACAATGTATTTTACTAATCGGGAAAAGTATGTTCTTTGGTTTTGTGTAGTGAATTTGCTGGGATTTATAACAGGCATCACCCAACAATTGTACTCATGCACTGGTATCTTTCTGAAGCAGAGAGTTGCCACAGCAGACATTTCAAACATGTGTCCTATAACGGATGAACAGGCAGTTGCTCCTACTGGAATTATAATTTTAGGTTTGAGTTTGTGGATTAATTCTACCACTCTATGTCTACATTCCAGTACATTATTTTCTTTTATCTTTTTAGTGGCACACTGAACAGCAGCAGTCTTCCAAGCATTCTTTTGTAGATTTATACCATGTTCAGAAAAGTATTCTTGAAGTGCCGCTATAGTTTTTCCAGTGAAAGACTTGGTAGTACGGGCTCCTTCAGGGGAACCGGTGACTATAAGAATTTCCAGTTCCCCTTCACCATAATAACTGGTGAAGGGTTCCGTACATTTCTTATAAAGACCACATTTTTCACAGTGCTCAGTGATACTGGATTGTGTTCCCCAGAAACTTTGTATCTTCATACGTGTCCCTCTGGATGGTTAGGAGCATCCATCCACATAGTGGGTTGATTTCCCACAGTAAGATTAATCCCTCTTAGATGTTCAAAGTCATTAGTCCAATAATTTCTAGGAACTCCCCTAACTGTATCTTCTTTCCACTTCCCGAATATTATATGCATACCAGTAAACACACATTCAGGGTAGTACAGCAATATTCTTTTATTTTTAGGAGCAATGGCTATAGGTTGCCATACTGTTCTATCAGGAAGGTTCCAAAGAGAAACGGCTTCATCACGGTCTATTCCTACTGGTCCATCTGTTTTACAAGTATGACAATAGACCCAGTGAAGATGACCAACACTAGCTCTGTTGTGAGCTAATCTTAATTCTTTACAGAAAGGACATGGCTTTACTTTTTCCATATTATTTCACCATTTTTATTGAGCATGTTCTTCCCACATCAGGTAACCATTTTGGATTATGAAATCCAATTATTATTCTTCCCGTAGAGTGTTTATGTTTTGTTTGTTCAATCTTACATTTCCTGCATATTCTAAGGGAAGGACTTACTAACTCCCATTCATGTTGCCATACTTGAGCCATATAAACCCCTATCAGAATGGAACGTCTTCACCAGTACCAGTGTCTTTTCGTACCTCAGTTTCTTTATCGTCTGCATTATCAGGCATAGAAACAATATGGGTAAACACTGAAGTATGGAAAGAAGCGATCATATTTGTATGGTTGATGCCGATAGTGTTCGTCTTGGACAAGACACTATTCAACAAAGATGGGCTGATATTGAAGGTAACACTTTTCCTTTTACCTGGAAAAGGAATCACCTTCTTGACAGAACATCCCAGCTTGGTTGTCTTGCAAGTGAGATTTTCACCGACAATCTTAATTTCCATAGATTTGAATACTTCAGTTTCCCCTGAAGACAACTTGGCAAATTCGCTCAAGACATTTGAAATCTGGGAAGGTAAAGCAATTTCAAACTCCGGTTCACTGTTTGAAATAATTTTTGATATATCCGGAAACGCTCCATCTCTGATAGCAACCGAGAAAGTAACTTCATCGGCATCTTGGAAGTGTACCCATCCTTGATCTTTGATGTACACTATCGGGTTGAACGAAATCAAGGCGCCCACTGAAGAGGACGGTATGAGCATTTCTTCCATCACATCTTTCATCAGGTACTCAGTACAGCGGAACCTGTCCGTAGATTCAATTGCATTATCAATAACATGAATACAGTTTGAGTTAAACTGGCAACTGGCATCCTTTGAGGTGCTGAATCGACAATCATTAAGACCATCTATGAAATCTTCAGGAACATTTTTGGATTGCTTAATCCAATCGTAACCTGCAACATCTAAAGTCTTTATGGTCTGCACCACCTTGTCTTCAAATACATCTGTGGACAGTTCTGCCATTACATCGTTTGATTTAATGTAAAGTTTCCCTTCGGATACTTCTAGATCCACATTAGCATCGTCTACCGTCTTGATGATGTTAAAAAGATCCTCGGCTACTACAGAGCAATCCAGATCAAGATCAATAGGATGGGATATAAAGATCTTCCCATTGAAGGTAGAGATAGCCTTGTTGTAGAAAACATAATGGTCATACTGACTTACCACCGCCTTCTTCTCCACGGCTACCATCAACAGATTGAGAATGTTCTTCAGGGATTGTGTTTCCATTCACTTCCTCCATAACGGTTATTATATTCTTGGCATCCTTTTCATAGTAAAAAGTTGCAAGTCGATTGTAGCGATTATACTGTTTAAGTAGGTGATCCGCTAGGGTTTTCTCGGACTCTACTTTGTTAGAAAAGTGAAATCCTCCCGCAAGGTAAAGTATCATTTATATCTCCCATAATTTAGATGGGGTTAATGGCCACAGTATTAGTGGAAGGGCCATTAAGAAAAATAGACAACATACGTATATACCAAAAGTAGCTAAACCATACCCATGATCTAGTGCCCTGATATATTCTGTCATCCCTACGGTATAGGACATTAACAACAAAGTACAACCAGATACAAAACTTGAGAATCGTAATAATATTTTGGCTAACATTTGTTCCTCTCAGTCTTTTAGTGATTGGTATAAACGATCAGCGGCAAGACAAATTCTTCTATTCATGGGCTTGTCTTCATCTATGTTCTCTGCCAACCATCTAAGGTATGAGAGAGGAAGATCTCCCAATTTCCTACCCTTATATTTTCCAAAGGGCATAACCAATTCTTCATCTTCTATTGCCATTAGAATAACCCCCTTACGGTTGAACGGAAAGGCCAAGGCCACTCAGGGATAGCCTTTTCCATTTGCATGTAGAAATCTATGTTGAAGTAATCACGGAGGGTACCATTAGAAACTATACCCTCCTCCACTATCCTCTCTACCACTTTTCTTTCCTTAGTGGTAAACTTTTCCTTCTCTTCCAACTGATACCCTTCTTCCACATTAATGAGTTGTATCTTGCCAAAGGCAAACCCCCTTGATTTGGTATACTCATATATCCATTCCCTAACGGAAGGGGCCACACTTTTGATGTGCTTACCCTCCCGTCTCTGAGCAGTAGATCTTTCCGTAATGTATATTGAGTAAGGAGGGGAGAGGTAGTCGG